GTTGGTAAAAGAGATTCTAGCGGAACCATAACTAACACAGAAAATTTCTACCACTTTACTGTTGATACAGATACTGCTACAACAGGTGGTATATCAGGAGGAGGCAATAGTTGTTCGGCTGGTCCAGCAACATTGACAGCATAATATGGCAGGATTAAGCGCATCAGGATTAAAAACACAAATAAGAAGCTACACAGAAGTTAGCTCTACTGTTTTATCAGACAGTGTTTTAGAGAATATAATACTAAACGCACAATATAGAATTTTTAGAGATGTGCCAATTGATGCCGATAGAAAGACATCAACAGGTAATTTTACGTCTGGAACAAATAACGTGACAGTTCCTGCAGGAGCTGTATTTGTTAGAGCAGTGCAAGTTTATACTGCAACTGGATCTACTTATACGGGTGCTAATACATATTTAGAAAAAAAAGATATTACATTTTTAGAAGAGTATATTTCAGCAGCCACATCTACTGGAACACCAAAGTATTATGCAATGTTAGATACAGGAGCAACTGGAGAAAGTTCATCAAACTCTGGATCCATAGTTGTATCACCAACACCAGGTAGCACCTTTGCATATAAAATTCATTACAATGCAGTGCCAAGTATATTTGAAAATAATGATACTAATTATATTAGTATGAATTTTCCAAATGGTCTGCTATATTGCTGTTTAGCAGAAACCTATGGTTTCTTAAAAGGACCAGCGGACATGTTAGCTTTGTATGAACAAAAATACCAACAAGAAGTACAAAAATTTGGAGGAGAGCAAATAGGTAGAAGACGAAGAGATGACTACACAGACGGCACAGTCAGAATACCAGTTAACTCACCTACACCTTAAGGATTAAATTATGGCATCAACATTTTCAGATCTTGGTATAGAACTAATGGCAACCGGCGAAAATGCCGGTACATGGGGGACAAAAACAAATACCAACTTACAAATAGTAGAAAAATCAATTGCTGGTTATGTAGAGCAAGCAGTAACTAGTGGTGGCACAACTCAATTAACTATTACAGATGGAGATGCAACAGAATCAACATCAGTTGCAAGACATGCTGTTATAAAACTGACAGGGACAATAACAGGTAACTCTATTGTCACTGTACCAGATTCAATAGAGAAAGTTTACATTGTAACGAATGGCACATCTGGTGCGTATACTGTTCAATTTAAAACAGCATCAGGAACTGGTATTACTTTTGGAGTATCAGAAAAAACTACAAGATTAGTTTATTCAGATGGAACAAATCTTGTTGATGCAGGTTTTGGTGGCGCAACTGATATGGAGGGAAGAGAATTAGTTTTAGATGCTGACGGTGATACAACTATTACAGCAGACACAGACGATCAGATAGATATTAAAATTGCAGGAGCAGATGATTTTCAATTTACAGCAAATACTTTTACTGCACAATCTGGTAGTAGCATTGTTGTACCAGAGGGTGGACTTACCTTCGGAAGCACAGCAATTACATCTACAGCAGCAGAACTTAATTTATTAGATGGAGTATCAGGATTAGTACAAGCAGACTTTACAAAACTAGCAGCTGTTGACTCAACAGCAGCAGAATTAAACATAGTTGATGGTGGAACGTCAGCCACATCTACAACAGTTGCAGATGCCGATAGAGTTGTTTTAAATGACAACGGCACCATGGTGCAAGTCGCAGTTACAGATTTAGCTGCATACTTTGACGATGAAATTACAGCAATGCCAAACCTTACATCGGTTGGCACACTTACAACTTTAACAGTTGATAACATAATTATTAATGGAACTAATATAGGTCACACTTCTGACACAGATGCTATAGCTATTGCTTCTGATGGTAACGTAACAGTATCACAAAATTTAACCGTAACTGGAGATCTTACAGTATCTGGCGATGATATTACTATGGGTACAAATACTTCAGGTAATATTTTAGTTGCAGATGGTACAAATTTTAATTCTATAGCAGTAGGATCATTATCAGAAATATCTACAGTTGCTAATGATGATGTATTTTTAGCAGTTGATACTTCAGGCGGTGGTCTTAAAAAAATTGCAAGATCAGCTGTTGTATCTGGACTTGCTTCATCAGCAGCTATATCAAATGTTGTAGAAGATACAAGTCCACAATTAGGAGGTGATCTTGATACTAACTCTGCAAATATTTTAATTGATGATGCACACTTTATTGCAGACGAAAATGGTAACGAACAAATTATATTTCAAACAACTAGTTCAGCAGTTAATCAATTTGATGTAACAAATGCTGCAACAGGAAATCCACCATCTATACAAGCTACGGGTGGTGATTCTAATATTGATTTTAACATAGGTGCAAAAGGCACTGGTCATGTAACTGTTCTTGGTAATGATAATCCAGGCACAATTCAATTCAATTGCGAACAGAACTCCCACGGGGTGCAGTTAAAAGGACCCGCACACTCAGCAAGTAGTTCAGCGGTACTAACTTTACCAACTGCAACAGGAAATATAATTGGAAGCGGTGATACAGGAACTTTACCTGTGGCAGCTATTGATATTGATGGTGCAACAGATATCGGTGCAGCTATTGTAGATGCAGATTTATTGATAGTTGATGATGGTGCTGGTGGTACAAATAGAAAAACTACTGCAGCAAGATTAAAAACATATTTTACAAGTGGTGTATCTTCAGCAGCAGATGACATAACAATAGGTGATGCAGCAGTTACTCTATCAACTTCATCTGGTAATATTACAATTGACGCTACAGCAAACGATACAGATATTATATTTAAAGGAACCGATGCTACGGCTGACATTACTATGCTTACTCTTGATGGTAGTGATGCTGGTTCTGCTACATTTAATGATAAAGTTATTGTTGGAGATGGTAAACTAGTTCTTAACTCAACAGCAGTTACATCAACAGCAGCAGAACTTAATATACTTGATGGTGTAACAGCTACTGCTACAGAAATAAATAAAATAGATGGAGATACATCTGCTACATCTACAACAGTAGCTGATGCAGATAGAGTTCTATTAAACGATAATGGTACAATGGTTCAAGTAGCTGTTACAGATCTTGCAGCATATTTTGATGACGAGATTACTGCTATGCCTAATCTTACATCTGTTGGAACACTTACGACTTTAACTGTAGATAATGTAATTATTAATGGAACGACAATTGGTCATACAGACGACACTGATTTAATTACAATCGCTGATGGTATAGCAACAGTTGCGGGTGAAATATCTGTAACAACACTAGATATTGGCGGAACTAATGTAGCTGCAACAGCAGCAGAATTAAATATTGTGGATGGTAATACATCAGCAACGAGCACAACTTTAGTTGATGCAGATAGATTCGTGGTCAATGATAATGGAACTATGGTTCAAGTTGCAGCATCAGATGTTAAAACATATATTGGTGGTGGAACATCTTGGCAAGCAATTAAAACAAGTAATTTTACAGCATCAGCTGGTCAAGGTGTATTTGCAAATACAACATCATCAGCATTTACAGTTACACTTCCATCTTCACCAAGTTTAGGTGATGAGGTCACGATAGTAGATTATGCAGGAACATTTGATTCTAATTCATTAACTGTAGGAAGAAATTCAGAACCAATTCAAGGAGTAGCGGAGGATCTAGTTGTATCAACAGAAAGGGCTTCATTCACTTTAGTATATGTTGATGGAACTCAAGGTTGGCTATTCAAGAATGATTAATAGGAGTTTGAATGGCAACATATAGACAAGCAAAAGGTTATAGTGTTAAGACAGTAACAAGTAATCCAGACAATGATATACTGGGACAAATTTGGTATAATAGCACTGAAAAAAAAATAAAGTTTACAGGTAATGTTGGAGGTGCTTTTGCATCTGGTGGTAATTTAAATACTGCAAGATGGAATTCTAGAGCAACTGTTGGAACACAAACAGCTGGATTAGTTTTTGGTGGTTCAAATGCTCCAGGTAGTATCATAGCTGAAACAGAGGAATATAATGGTACTTCGTGGAGTGAAGTTACTGATATGCCAAGTTTAATTACAAGTAATGGTGGCGGTGGAACACAGACAGCAGCTTTTTCTTCTGGTGGAAATACTCCAGGTGATAACAGAGAAGATCACACTTTTAACTATGATGGGACTAGTTGGACTTCAAGTGGAGACATGCCTTTTATTTCAGCTCAAGCAGGAGGATGTGGAACACAAACAGCAGGAGTACAATGTGGTGGTACACAAAATCCAGGAAATAACAAAACAAATAAAACAGCTCACTACGATGGTTCATCATGGACTGATAGTGGAAATTTTCCAATAAATATATCTTATCACGCAATGACTGGAACACAAACAGCAGCTTTACTTGGGATGCATATTAAATTTGATGGTTCAAGTCCAGATCAAACAAATGAATTTTTTGAGTATAATGGATCGTCATGGTCTGCAGCAGGTAATCAAAATAATACTAGATATGCTGGAGCAGCTTTTGGAATTCAAACATCTGCGATAACAGCAGGAGGAGGGGCAGCACCACCAGGGCATCAAAACAAAGTTGAATCTTATGATGGAACTTCTTTTACAAATGAAAGCAATATGGTTACTGGCTCTAATTATACACAGGGTGGTGGAACATCTTCATCAGGATTAGTTTGGGGTGGTAGTGGACCAGCAGGTTCAGGGCCTAACCAAGCATTAAATAGAACAGAAGAATGGACTGATCCATCTTTTGGAGCAAGATCAATGGATGTATCATGACGGATTATAAAACTATACGAGGTAAAAAAGTTAAATTTTTTGAAACTGATCTTAGTAGTGGAGAAGCTGAAGGTCAATTATTTTTTAGTGATACTAGTAAAGAAATGAAAATAGCTGTGTCTAGTTCTGCTTGGCACTCTGAAGCTCCTTTAATAACTGCAAGACAGGCATTAGGTGGCATTGGAACACAAACTGCAAACCTAGCTGTAGGTGGTTATGTTACCGCTGAAAGCACACTTGTTGAAGAATATAGTGGATCTAGTTGGGCAGCAGGAGGTGCATTACCTGCTGGTAGACAAAGTGGGGGAGCTTTTGGAACACAAACTTCTGGTGTTTATGCAGGTGGAGGAGTATCACCAAACTCAACAGCTAGTAATTCTACACAAGAATATGATGGTTCTTCATGGACAAATGGTGGTAATTTAAATACTGCAAGAGATCAGACATCAGGGGCAGGAACTGAAAGTGCTGGATTATGTTGTGGAGGCACTCCAAATGGATCTGCACAAGAAGATACTTCAGAAGAATACAATGGATCTACATGGACAGAAGGAAATAATTTAGCTACTGCTGTTAGGTCTGTTCATAATAGTAGTTTGGGTATTCAAACTGCTGCGTTATTAGTCGGTGGTAATTCTGGATCTGCAACATCTGGAGTACAATCTTATGATGGAACTACTTGGACAGCAGGGACTGCATTACCAGCAGCTAGATTTACATTAGCAACTTCTGGAACTCAAACAGCTGGAATGGCGTTTGGTGGTAATGATGGTAGTAACATAAAAAATACAAGTTTTAATTTTGATGGTTCTAGTTGGACAGCCACTCCAAATTTATCAACAGCAAGAGATGGTTTAGGAGGTAGTCCCTCTGGTTCAAACACAGCCGCTGTAGCAAGTGGTGGTCGTCAACCTGGACCTGCAAATAGTTCATTAACAGAAGAATTTAATATAACTGCTTTAACAATTACAGCTGGAGCATGGTCTAGTGGTACAAACTATCCAGTGACAATTCAAGACGCTGCAGGTGCAGGACCAACAACAGCTGCTGTGCTTTGGGGTGGTTATGATGGACCTGCTTACGATGCTGAGACTTTTGAATATGATGGAACAAGTTGGACTGAAAGTGGTGATTTAAATACAGCCAGAGCTTGTTATCATTGTGGCGCTGGATCGCAAACAGCTGCTTTACAAGCAAGTGGTTATGCTACAACAGATCACACAGCAAATTCTGAAGAATATAATGGTACTGCTTGGACTGAAGGAAATAATTTAAATAATCCAAGATATAGTGCAACAGGAGGAGGTATACAAACATCTGCTCTAATATGTGGGGGAAATGGTGACCCAGGTAACTCAGCAAGTACATTTAACGAATCTTATAATGGTACTTCATGGAGTAATGAAACTGCACTACCAGGAACCACAGCAGGTGGTAAACAATATTCTGGCACAGGTGAAACAGCATCCTTAATAATTGGTTTTGGTTCTGATAAAAATGATACTTTATCGTATGATGGTAGTTCTTGGACAGATTTAGGTCATCATTTAATAGAGGGAAAAACAACTGCTGCAGGAGGATCACAACAAGGTACTACAACAGCAGCTTTAATTGCAGGAGGTTATGATCCATCACCAGCAATCGTAGCAAGAAGTCAAGTATATGATGGAACTTCTTGGGCAACTTCACCAAGTTTGGCAACAGCAAGAAGAGGTGGTGGCGCATCAGGAACAGCAACTGATTGTTTAGCAGTTGGTGGTGAAAGACCTGCTCAATCAAATGCAGTAGAAGAATTTATAGGCGAAACAACAACATTAAATTTAAAAACAATAACAGATAGTTGATTTATGATAGTAATAAGTTATAACAGGAAGGAGGATTAATATGGCACTATTTATATACGGTACAGCAACAAACACAGGTAAAGGATTCTTTACTCATCAAGATAGATTAGACTTTTCTTTAAGAGGATATACAGGTCACGATGGATCTAATTACGTTGATGTTTGGTGTATTGGAAATAATGAAAAAGGAGCTTACTGGTTGGCTGAAAAAAATGGCGTAGAAAAAACTAAATCTGAAGCACAAACTTTAGTTAATGCAGCAGTTACTTTAGCACAAAATGCTTGGGATGCTGAATCTGATGAACACAAAGCACAGTTTGATAGACCACCAGCTATAACAATCCCATAAGGAATTTTAAATGTCCACCTACCAAGAATTAAAAGGATTAAAAGTAAAATATTTATCTACTGACACATCTGGAGACAGAATAAAAGAAGGTGAATTATTTTATAATAGCACTAGTGGTAATCTTAAAACATTTGTAACTACTGCTGCTTGGCATAGCGGTGCAAACTTAATTACAGCTAGATCAAATGGTGGTGGTGCTGGAACTACAACTGCAGGATTAAATATAGGTGGAAATATTGGGCCTAGTGATACACAAACAACCCTAACAGAAGAATATGATGGAGTAAATTATTCCGCTGGTGGAACTTTGCCAGCTGCAAGAAGATCAATGGCATCATCAGGAACACAAACTGCAGCCATAGCATCAGGTGGTTTTGGACCACCCAGTCAAGATAAAGCAGAATCTTTTACTTATGATGGTTCATCTTTTACAGAAATACCTAGTCTAAATACTGCAAGGCAGGGTTTAGATAATAATGGAGCAGGAACTACAACTGCTGCTTTAGTTTGTGGAGGTTTACCTGGTGTTACTGCTACGGAAGAATATAATGGATCTTCTTGGGCAGAACAAAATAATTTAAATAGCGGAAGAGCAAGAGGTTGTAATATAGGATCACAGACAGCTGCTTTATTTTGTGGTGGTCAAGAACCATCAATATCAGCTCAGTCTGAAGAATATGATGGAACAAGTTGGACTGAAGGAAATAATTTAAATACTGGTAGAAAAGAATTAGGTGGGGCTGGTAGTCAAACATCAGCAACAGTTGCTGGAGGAAGCACTGGATCAATTTCAAATGTTGTAGAACAATATGATGGAACTTCATGGACAACAATTCCAGCTACTATGGGAACAACTAGAACAGCAATAGCTCCTACAAATGCAGGAACTTCATCAAGTTATGCGGTTTCTGGTGGTAACTCAGGTTCAATTGTGGGGAATACAGAAGAATTTACAGTATCATTATCAGCTACAACTGATGCGGCTTGGGCCTCTGGTGGTGCTATGAATACTGGAAGATCAGAGGGTATGACAGCAGGCACACAAACTGCAAGTTTAATGAGTGGAGGTATTGTTCCTGGCTCTGATGCAATGACTAATAACTCAGAAGAGTATAATGGTTCATCTTGGTCAGAGGGAAACAATTTAGGTTTATATAGAAGAGGTGGAGGTTTTGGAACTCAAGGAACTCAAACAGCAGGATTAGTTAGCGGTGGAAACGGTGGTCCAGGATCACCTGCAGCAGGGCTATTATCTACAGCTGAAGAATATAATGGAACATCGTGGTCAGATGGTGGAGATATGCCAGCAACAAAATTTTCTCATGGTGCTTGTGGAACTCAAACTGCAGCTTTAGTTTTTGCCGGAAAAACAGGAACTAATGTAAACACAGATACTACTGCAGTAAATACAACATTTGAATATGATGGCTCATCTTGGACTGCTGGTGGAGATTATGGTATTAGTAATAATTCAATGGCTGGTTTTGGAACTCAAACAGCAGGTGTTGGCGTAGGTGGAAATTCTCCTGCTTCAGCTGCAACGTATGAATATAATGGTTCGTCTTGGACAGCTGGTAATAATGTTCCTTCAACTCGTAGGTCTCATGCAGCTTTTGGAACTTTAACGGAAGGTGCTGTTTGTGGTGGTTATAATCCATCTGCAGGAACTTTATCTCAAACAGTAACATATGATGGAACTAATTGGTCAACAAGTGCAAACTTAGCTTCAGGAAGAAATGGTCTTGGTGGTTCAGGAACACAGGCTGCAGGTCTTGCAGCTGGAGGACACCCTGCTTTAACAACAACAGAAGAATTTACAGGTGCAACGATAACTTTAAGAGCAGCTAAAACAGTTGACTTTGACTAATATAGGATTATATTGTTTTTAATGAAAGGACTACATGACTGTTGAAAAAAGAAATATAAAAGAACTTATAGAAAAAGAAGCACCTAATTTAAATAATTTATTAGATCCAGAAGATGTTAAACAATTTAAAGGTTTAACAGAAGAACTTAGAGACACGTGGACTAAAAAACAAATGTTTAGAACAGAAACAGAAATGTCCTTTTCTGTTTTAAACGATGCAAAGTATCCAACTAAAGCTGCAAAGTATTGGCAGTGTGTTAGAGAACAAAATGTATTTTTAGAAAATCTAATGACATTATCTTTTGAGTATAGAAGAATTGAAGTTAAAATTAAAAGACTACAAGAAAAATTAGATAAAGAAGAAGACTCATTAAAAAAAGAATTACTACAAATTGATATAGATGAAAAAATATATAACAAAGCTTCTATGCAACTAGTTGCTAGAGATAGAATGAGAGAAATAAAATTGTGGTCTAAATTTAAGAAAAAGTTTGATGATGGTTCTTTTGATACTAAAGATGTTAATACACACCAATTACATTCTTATCATTTAACAATGAAAAATAAAGCAGAGACTTTAACTGAAGGATCTTCTCAACCAGAAGTATTTAATGTGTTAGGTCAATTACAATCTATTGAAAGAATAAAGAAAGAAAATGGTCAATTGGAACAAACTAAAACAAATAAACTTACACACGAACTTGGAGCAAAACCAGAATAGTTCTTCTGTGCAAAGTTTAAAATTTAATATTGTATTTTTAGGTCAATCCGTATTGAAATACGAAGTGCCTTTAGATGTTTATAATATTATTAATCATATATACGAAACAAAAAAACATGAGCTACCACCAGCTAATGTTCAATTAGTAGGTAAAATTAAAAACGAACATTCTTTATTTTTTGATGGACCACCTAATAACAGAATGCATCCTCATAATTTTTTACCACAAAATGTTTTGCAATGGTTTAATAAAGTAATGAAGCATTATTTAGATTGGAATAAAATAAAAGAATACAAAACACATATAAATTCTATATGGATAAATGAAATGAAAGCAAATGAGTATAATCCAGTTCATGTTCACCAAGGTGGTTTATTTACAGGATTGTCGTCTGTTATGATTTTAAAATTACCAAAAAATACTGGAATAGAATATTCGGCAGCAGAAAAACCTATGAATGGTCAGCTACAAATAATGGGTAACTCTGTTGGTCAATTTGCTAATGTTGATTATGGACCTAATATGAAAGAAAGAGATTTTTATGTTTTTCCATATGACATGAGACATTGCGTGTATCCATTTAACAACACAGATGAAACCAGAAGAACTTTAGCTTGCAACATGGATGTTGATTACGACCCTATTAGTAATAGGAGTGCAACATGATTATATTAGAACCCAAATGGAAAAGCTGGATTGTAGAAACAACTACACCTTTATTTACACCAAAACAATGTCAAATGATTATTAACGCAGGTAGAAGACAACCACCACAAAAAGCACAGGTCGGCATGGGTAAACCTGGAGGTGGATTAGATACTAATAAAAGAACAACAACTATATCTTGGTTGCCATTTGATGAAATGAAAGAAATGTATAATGATATAAATATTTTTATACAA